ATGAGCCGGAATAATTATTTTGGTGATGGTTTTGAAGGCCTTGGTGCCGGTAACGGTCCCCGCTGTATCGGCGGTAAAGGCTGGCAATGTTTCAGTTATAACCTCATCAGCATAATTGGTTCCCTCAATTGTAACCTGAATGGCACCAATATCTGCGGCCGTCCCTCCAGCTGTTGCCGTAATATTTCTGGGCACGCTGGGCTGAGTGATACCGGTAGTTATTTCTTGTTGTACTCCGGTATCGGCTACTGCGGCTAAAATTCCGTCAGTATCGGCGGCAGTGGCATCAGCCGCATCTATTTGGAAGTGAGCTATAAAGGCACGATCACAAACTACGCTAGGGGCATCCGTCTGCAGCTTTTGAGCAAATTTATGATTATAAGGGTACATGCATATACCTCCTTCTACGACTCATTAACTCAATATAATAGCAGCGGGGGAATACTCCCCCGCTGCTAGATCACGTTAGGTTATGCGCCTTTCTTGACGATAACAACGCCATTGGGATCGATGAGTTTTCCATCAGCTATAAGGATGGCCTTGTCTACCCACTCGTTGGTGTCATGATCGAAATAACGGAACATGGTCATCTGCATATTGGAGTTGAAACCGTAGTTCCGGAGGTTACAGTAAATGGCGACAACGTCACCAACTGCAGCGTCATCATATGGCGAGATAATATCATCTTCCACCTGGATGACTTCCTTGCCGCCGAAACGTTCCTGGGGACCGTCCGTGATGCCGTAGTTGACTCGACCCACAGGCTGGCCGTTGGCGTCCACCATACCGTCAATGTAACCTTCAAAAGTGCCGCTAGCCATCAGGAATGCGGCACCAGCCTTGTAGGCCAAAGGCATCTTGGCGAACACTTTTTTCTTCCATGCATCCCACTTCACGAAGTCAGCAGCCGGCAGGGTTACGATTTGACCAGCCGGGACTCTGTTATCCATGGTAATACCTAGAGCCTTGCCGATACCGTCACCTTTGATGATTGCAGTATCCAGGGCCTTAACCATCGCTTCAACAATCAAATCGGTTATGGTGGACTCAAAGCCGGTTAACGTTACAGTATCAGCGAGCAGAGAAGTAGAAACCTTGCACTCCAAGCCATAGTAACTAAAGGAAATGTTGCTATTAGCCTGGACTTTCTGTTTATCGGATGTGGGCGATTCACCGATCCACGTGGCAGTAGGTTTCAACGAAAGAATAGGTATGGTTAAGCCACCTTTAACGGAGAGTTTGCGAACCCGGCTAAAAACTTGGCCATATACAGTAACTTTTTTGATTACTTCATTCAGAATAGTGGAAGGGATAACAGCAGATACATCAGATGTAGTAGTCATGGCATCGGCACGAAGTTCAGGTAAAATCTTACCCGTCTTAGCAAATTCCATAAACGCCATACGATATTCTAAAGTACCATAGGGATCTTCAGGTTCGGTCCTCTGAGCGGGTTGTGCCTGACCCGTCCCAATGCCGTAAGTGGCCAGTATTTGGGTCGCTCCTACTGGAGCAATTCCTCTTTGCTCTGGGGGTTGGACAACAGGAGCAGCCGGTGGTTCGTCGGGAATAGCATCAATCATGCCGCGCAATTCTGCAATTTCGTTGTTTAATGCTTCCAGTTCGGCATTGATGCTCCGTAGTTCCTTGACATCCTCAGTGGTGTTGACTTTTACACCGAGTTCTTTCTTTCTGGCTTCTTTTTTAGCCAGCATATCTAGAAGTTTCTTTTTCATACAACAATCACCTTGACCTTTCATTAGTATTTCATAAGTATTTGAGCTTTAAGTTTTAATGCTTCCAGCTCGTTGGAACTCTCCAGTTCCCTTGACCTTGCATTCTCCAATGCAAGTTTATCCGCACTATCCAGTGCTTCGTCACGAGCCATTATGTTTGTCTCCTCATATTGTGGAGACCATAATGCTGATATTTCATAAATTTTGTTAAACTTATGAATCTCCCTGGTGGGTAAATCGGTATCAAGATTGTACCATTTCTCTTCCTTCACACTAAAAGCAAAGGACATTCCGGTAATATCCTGTCTTTTTACAGCCGAATACAGGGCTTTGGCCTCAGCATTGTTTTCAATGTCAAGCTTGGCCCGGAAACTCAACCCTCTATCATCAACAATAAGCTGCATTGTGGAGTTAGCATTATTGTTTCTGCTTCTTGCCAAAGGGATTGTACGACCCTGGTGATGAATAAAAAGCGGCACATCCTTTAAATCAGCACCATCAAGCGCACCTCGTTTGATAATTTCTTCAAACCAACCACCGACATTGGTCTTAACTTCGTAGGGTATAGCCAAGCCCTCAATTATCCCTTCCGGCTCATCGTCAGTAGGTTCGATAGCTCTGATTTCCTGTATCTCAAAATATCTCTTGAGCCTTTCTTCTTTTTTTTCAGGTTTTGTTTTTGGCATTACTCGCCACCTCCTATCTTTTCTTTGATTCTTACCCGCTTGAGTTGATATTCATCGGCAATATCCGTTGAGATATAGTTCAACGAGATAGTCCGACGATTACCGTTTTCCAATGGCGGGTATCCAAGAATGGCCAGTTTTTGATTGTCAGTTAGTAGTCCTTGTTCGCCGGCAGTTTTTATTAGATTAAGTTTCGAATTCGTGCTGAGATACATTACGTTTTTATGATAAAAAACCATTTCATTTCCAAAGTCCAGTTCCCTTTGAGTGAATAAGGTTTTTGAGAAAGCTTGTCCCAGACTGATAATCAATGGTTCCAGGGTTTTCTCATACCAGGCTTGATAGTCCTCATCGTTAAAGTTGCCAGACAGGATTTTTAAAGGCACACCATACCAGTTCAATATTTTGTCTTGGATAAAGGCTATTGTTTCCTTGTCAATTATTTTAGGATCTGGTTTTAAATCGACATACTCTCCTTTTAAATCCATTGCAAGGATGCCACTTTTCCCGGCAGCTATGGCAGCTTCAAATCTTTCTCTCTCGGCTTTTTGTTTTTCGTCATCAAGCATTGTATTGATTTTTAGAAGCCCCCGCACTCCCAAACTCGTTCTGATAGCTTTATCCAGTCCTTGAAGAACGGTATCGTTAATCTGTAAAACCTTGAGCAGACTTTGGTTGTCCGGCTGTCCGTTCATGCCCCCGCCCAGAATACTGTTTACCGAAAACTTTTTTCTCAAATGGATAACATCGGCATAGTTAAGAGTAAAGTTGTCACCGCTGGCAAAATCCATCTTGATAAACAACTGCCCGGCACTGTCTTGAAGAAATGTGACCTGTGTCGGGTTCAGCGGAAAGAATGCCGTATATTCTCTGGTTATATTGCCACGGGCATCGGTCACAATGTTGTAAGCCGGATAGATAAATGCATTGTACTGCATATATAGAAGCCAGATTATTTTTTCTAGGAAGTCCCTAGTAGTCATTATTGGATTAGGAGCGAAACGAAACAGCCTGTTAAGGCTGCTTTTAGGTGTGGTTTGCATTCCATTGTTATCGGTGCGTATGTGTCTGGGTTGAAGCTTGCTTATTTCTGTAGCAATACAGTCAATAGCCATCTGAACTACATCGGAAGCGTAGATGTCTTGACCGAACTGCGAAAAAACGGGCAAATACCCCTCTAACATTTTGGCATATGTGTACTGGTTGTTTTTTCTGCCGAACAATCCAGCAAAAAATGTCTTAAAGCCCACTTCTCTATCACCGCCCTTCCACCAGTCGTAAAAATTCTGACCGGTTATCAATGTAAATCCGGTACGCTATGATCATTGTAACGGCGCCATCTATTTTTTTGTTCTCTTTGCCCTGGATTTTAACCGGCATGATTTCCGCTTTGGAATTCATGTTTAATGCGGTATTCTCCAGACACCATTTATCTATGGGATCATTACCATAGTTTAGCAGTTTGGCTTTTAGGTCTGCTTCTACAAGTTTCATAGGCTCAGACATGCTGCCCCAGGTTTGTTCGACACGCTGACAATCAAACCCGTAACTTTCCATTTCTTTGACCCAATATATTGCGGACCATTTATCATAGCCTATCTTATAGAATCGGATTCCATAATCCTTGAATAGCTTTACAAACCAAGCCGTAACAAGGCTAAAGTCGTTTTCGTTTCCGGGTGATACGGTAATCAAACCGTCCCGGATCCACTGGATAAACATATCTTTATCTTCTTTCGGTAGATCAGCAAGCTTTGATTCCGGAATAAAATATTTCCTTATCGTATATTTTTTCTGACTTCCAGGCTTCATGAACATTGCCCTGGCGCAGGCCAAGTCACCAGATTTTGATAGGTCAACAGCCCCTATTGCAAAGCAGTTTTTGAACTCTTCAATATCGAATGTTTCCGGGTTGATTATATCTTCCTGCATCAACCAAGCTGTCGCATTGTTTTGTTTTATATTAAAGTCTTTAGATAAGACAAAAACCCTGGTAGACTTGCTTGTTTTTGCCTCTTCAACCATCTGTCGAAGAAAGCTCCATTTTTTTATAACACCAAGGCCAGGGTTGCTTTTAACCCAGGTCTTTTCATCCTGCCATATTTCAGCCTCACTGTCCTGAGTATAAAGCCATATGAGCCAGCGCGGTCTTTCAAGCTCGCCGTTTAAAACTTGCCTGGCTTCTTTAAGTCTTTCATCAAGATAACCGTCATTAACCATTCCTTCGGTTGTAAGTTCGAAATATAAAGGTTCGTCTTGAGTTGACAAAGCCTGTCTAATCGGCATGATAGATGTGTTGTCTTTTAGTTCGTGTACTTCGTCTGCCGCAGCCATGCCTAAGTTTCGGCCTTCTTTTGCACCAGTCTTAGCTGATATTTTTCGTATGTTACCTTTGTTTCGATATGAAAACTTTCCGGTTTTCTTAGGCTTTTTAGGGTTACCAAAGAAAATTCCTTTTATATTTTTGCGTGTGACTTTTTCCAGAGTCGGGGACTCTTCTCGCATGGCATTTATGGCCTGGAACATGAGGTCCGCCTGCTCGTAGTCGTTACTTGAGCAGAGTATTTTAAGTCCCATCGGACCGCAGAAAAATTCAGCCAAACATATGGCTGAAACAAGGGGAGTGTTATGTGTAACTGTCATTCGTTTTCCTGCTAGATAAAGATTTCTTGGCGAATCAACTCCAATACATTTAGTCGGCACGCTATCAATTTCTTTAATGTCAATTATACTTTTATTTTTCATCCTATTAGCCAGTGAATTTTTTAAGCGATTATGTTTCCGCCTGAGTTTAAAACAAGAGTTTGTTTTGTCAACAAAAAAAAGCACCGAATAAACAGTGCCTGCATCTATCCCGTTGCATTTTGCTTTCTTTTCGCGAATTGTATGTTTAATCCCTAATGACGATAATAACTGGCTAAAATCATTAATTAAATTTTTGCTTTTCTGGACAAACTCGCACTGCCCTAATTTGCTGCAATACCCGTCTGTATCCATTAAACCTCTTAACAATTCTTTTCTTTGTTCAACTGATGATTGTAAAAAAATATCAGGAATGTGCTTATTCCACATTAGGTTAAGATTTTTTAATTCTGTTTTTAGACATCCTTCTTTAAGTGTGATATTTACTCTTTTGCAAGTTTTGTCATCTTTTATACTAATAATCTTGCCACCTGATTGTTCTATATAAGATAGAAGTTCATCTAACTCCTCATTTGAAACGCTAATCCTTGACCTGCAATTTTCTCCATCACCAAGCCAAACACCTAGAATGTAAGGGGGGATAGGTAGGTCTTTATGTCCATATTGTATTGCATCATTCATGGGCACGCGATATTTATACTCTATACCCCCATCTTTGCGTTTATACATAAAATCATTAGCCATTTCGGCAGTGGTTATATTGAAATAACCGTTTCTTTTTCGGTAGTCAGGTCTAAGTAGTTTCCTATTGCTTTTTGGTTTATAACTTAATGCTCTCCTACTTGTCTTTGTCGTCACTGTCCAAATGTGTTCAGCATCAGCTGTTATTACTTCCCCGTCTTCAAATATTACTTTGTAACACTTATGACCAGTAAAAACATCTGATATTCTTATTATTTTTACAGGTTCACCTTTTTCGTTAAATACATAATCTCCTAGTTTTAAATCACCCATCGTAGTCCAGCCGTTCGGGGTCGGTATAGGGGTATCTAAAGCTAAAGCTTTCCCGTTTTTTCTTGCAACTAGAAACAACACATCTTGGTATTTACGAACCCATCGTCCAATTTCATTATCGTAAATGTAAAATATATAAATAGACTCAATAAATGCCTTTTGAAACAGCATCAAAATGAACGGCTTCCCGGCAAACGGTGCCTCAAAATGGCGACAGTGTGTTTCAATGAATTTTATTCTTTTATGGGCCTCTGTGAAGTCTATCTTAATGGCTGGATCATCAAAGTGCTTTAGCAGTATGTCAAGTTGTTGCATTAATTCGTGGCCAACTAGGATTTCACCTGTCTTGCACTTGTGTATGTACTCCAGGAGATAAGAGTGGGTACCGTTATATTCATGGCTCATTCAAACTCACTCAGTTCGTCCTCGTTTTCGATGATGCCCTTATTTAAAACGCCGTTCAGGGTCTTTATGACCACGGCGTACGAGTTGACGTTTTTGAGGTACTGCTTGGCAGCCTCAATCGGTTTCTGAAGATCAGGATGTTTAGGATGGACCTTTATCATGCCAGTCTCGGAAATGAACTGTCGAAGAGCATAATTTTCGGCTTTCAGGAAGGCAGCATCTTCAATTAGCCCCTCAACGAGTTTCGTTTTTGAAGGCTCTACTTCTTTAAAGATTTCCTGCAGTTTTGCAAGTTCTTTTTGATACTCAGCCTGTTTTGACATGAATCTGAATTCCTCC